GGCGAGGCTCCCCCGTCTGATGTGATCGACGCCGAGGTGATCGATGCCAGTCCGCCGGGCAGATAAACACCTCAACGAAGTCCTCTCTGTCCTCGATGCTCACTACGAAATTCACAGCGACGGCGATCCCCGCGCGTCACCGCGGACCGCGTTTCAGAGTTTAGGCCGCGCGGAAAAGCAGTTCGTCGAGAACGAGATCATCCGCTGCAAGCAGGACGTTCGCTACTACCTCGAGAACTATCACGTCATCAAGACGGAGCAGGAAGGCTTCCGCACAATCTGGCCGTTGTGGGACTCGCAAGAGATCATCTTCACAGAGTTCATGCACAACTGGATGGAGCAGCGGCAATGTAAAAAGCTGATCCTCAAAGCGCGCCAGGTTGGCAGCTCCACGTTCTCGCAGGCGATCCTGTTCCATCGCACGATTTTCACGGAAGCCTGTAACTCGCTCCTCGTTGCGCAGGATCCCGGCGCAGCCTCTGAAATCTTCGAAATGTCCCGCCTTGCGTGGGAAAACTTGCCGTGGTGGATGCGCCCTGAAAAGCGGTACGACGCCAAAGGCAAGTACATGCAGTTCGATCGTAACGACCCGATCCAGCGCATGAAGAACCCGGGACTAAAGTCGCAGATTTTAGTCGAAGCGGCGAACAAGATGTCCGGCGTCGCCGTTGGTAAGACGTTCCGCAATGCGCACCTGTCGGAGATCGCACGCTGGCCGAACGGCGACATCATGGCCCGTGAACTTGAGCCGGCAATGAACGCGGCCGACATGTTCGCGGTAATGGAGTCGACGGCTCTCGGCAAGAGCGGATTCTGGTACCGGATGTGGGTGGATTGCGTCGAAGGGCGACTGGACTGGGAGCCGATCTTCGTCGAGTGGTACCGCCGTAAAGAGTATTCGATCCCCATGGCCAAAGGGGAGACGTTCGTTCGGACGAAGGAAGAAATCGGACTCTGCGAGCGCGCCCTCGAGGACAGCGGCTTCACGATCACGGATGAGAGCCTGAAGTGGCGGCGCATCAAGATCGCAAACTATGAAGCGCAGACGGGCGATGAGTGGGCGTTCTACGAATCGTACCCGATGAACTGGCGCGAAGCTTTCCAAGCTACCGGCCTGTGCGCGTTCGACAAGAAAAAGCTGCAGGTGCTCTTCAACACCACTGCGCACCGTCCGGTGTGGACCGGGGAAATTAAGTACGACATCAAGACGAGACGTCCGAAGCTGGAGCCATGGAAGAGGCTGCCCCCTGAGGCGAAGATTCCAATTCAGGCGCAGTACGGCAATCGTCTCTTCGTCTGGGAAGCTCCAAGCCCGAAGAAGAAGTACTACATCGGTGCGGACGTGGCGGAAGGCGTCATCGGCGGCAACTTCTCGTGCGCCAGTGTTTACGAGATAGGACAGCACAAAGACACCCAGGTTGCGGAGTGGCACGGCTGGATCAACGCGGAGCCTTTTGCGCAAGTCCTCGCAGCACTGGGGTATCTGTTCAAAGGCGTCGACGAGGCGGCTGAAATTGCGTGCGAGTCGAACAACGTCGGCAAGACCGTAAATAACACGCTCGTTCGATCGATCGAATATCCGTGCGTCTATCGCTGGAAGCACCTCGATAAGCTGAAGAACTTCATGACCGACTTCTTCGGCTTCGAAACCAACGTCAAGACGCGTCCGATCATCATCGACAAGATGCGCCAGGCGATCGACCAAGACGTCATCATCCTGCGCAGCGAGGCGACCATCGATCAAATGATGAGCTTCGCGCAGCCTGAGGATGGAGGCCGCTGGGAAGGTCAAGACGCGCTCGACGATCGCGTATTTGCGAACATGATCGCCTTCCACTGTATCCACGAGATGGATTGGGGCAAGCCTCGTGACTTCGAGGGCAAGGAAGAAAAGAAAGACGAGTACGCAGATTTCTTCAACACGTCGTATTCTCCGATTTACGATAAGCTCGGCATCAGGCAAGATATGGTGCTGAAGGGCAATATCCCTCCGGAGATGGTGAAGCTGTACGTCGACATCGACAACCCGGAGATGCCGGTCGACGACGACGATAAATGGCGATGCTGGTAGGCTGAAAGTAGGTGGGCAAGATGCCGATGCCGTTAGCAACAGCGATAGATTTTTGGAAGAAAGTAAGCTTCACAAGTGGCTGCTGGTTTTGGACCGGGAGCGTAAACAACAATGGCTACGGCAAGGCAGCATCAGGCAGAGAGGGCCAGTGGGTTTTGGCTCATCGTAAATCGTGGGAGTATGAAAACGGGCCGATTCCAGAAGGAAAGCTAGTGCTCCACGAGTGCGATACTCCACGGTGCGTGCGCCCGTCTCACCTGTTTCTAGGAACGAAACTCACTAATGCTCGAGATATGGTGAACAAGGGTCGCCAGTGGTGTCAGAAATTAATGCCAGAAGATATTCGTCTGATTAAATTTATGGCCGCTGAAGGTGAAAGCCGGAAAGACATCGCGGAATCATTTAAGGTTTCTGTAGACACCATACGATGGGCGATTGTTGGTCGCCCGCCGAGAATTGCTGCAAAGAACGTAGAAGGAGGGCAAGATGGCAGCACCGACTAACTGGCTCGCCGATGCGGCGGCCAAGGCTCGTGATGAGCAAGGTCCGGTAATCACTGGTTCTATGAACCGCTCGCTGAGTTGGGCGTGTCCGCTGTGCACTGACGTAGAAAGCAAGCTGATTCAGATCGCCGGGCAGCAGATGATCGTCTGCGAGACCAACGGTGCTCACCGCTGGCGCGACACCGCCGAACAGAACCCGCTGGATAGCGTTACCGCGCTGGACCAGATCAGGGCTCTCAATCCGAAGCCTCTCAGCAGTCTCCCGAAACGCGAGGCGCCCCAGGCCAACCGGGAGCCATTGACTTTCCCGATTCACAAGCAGTTGAAAGCTGATCTCGAGGCGAAGTTTGGGGACAAGCTCAACGCGACCCTTGCGGCCATGTGCCAATTGCTTCTCGATCCGCATGCGTTTGCAGTCGACGGCGAAAACGCCAAGCGCATGAAGGAACTGTTTCCGGGGCAGAAAATTAGTGACGGCGGAACTCTTTATGGCTTACTCTTTGCGCAGGCGCGAGAGTTGGAAGAGTTCCGTGAGACAGAAAAAGAGCGTGAGCGCCAACGGTTATTGAAGGGTGAGGCATCGCCGGCGAGCCCATCGGATATTGTGTTGCGAATGCCAGCAGATGTGCGTCAGCGTCTACAGGCAAGGGCTGCGGAGTTAGGTAAAACTCCGGACGCTCTTATTTGTGAGCAGATGCCATTCTGGCTCGACAACGGCTGGCTCTAAAGGAGAAACATGTTCCTACCGACGCTTCCGCCCCACTTTGGCTACGAGGAGTCAACCAATACCATCGACCCGTGGCCGGGGCCGGAGGCACCGTACGATAAGCAGGTAAAGTACTGGTGCAACGCCGCTTATGAAGAGGCGACGTGGGAGAACAAGCAGAGCGACGAGGTTCGCCAACTCGTTAAAGGCATCGACTATCTTGCCGGAAAACAGTGGCCCGGGCAGCGTCCGATCTGGAAATCTCGCCCGATCAACAATCGCATCTGGAGGCTCTTCTGGGAGCTTGTCGCGACCCTCACTGACGTTCGTCCCCTGTTCAATATCAAGGCACTGAATCCGAACTATACGGATCAGGCCGAACTCCTCAACAAGGTGACGAAGTCCTGGTGGATGGAAGCGGACGCCGACCTCACGCTGTCGCTGGTGATCGTGTACGGTCTCCTGTGCACGGGGTATGCGAAGCTCGAGTGGAATCCGCGGGCGCGCAACGGGGAAGGCGACTTCGACTTTATTGCGCTCAGCCCCAATGAAGTGTTCGCGCTCAAAGCGCGCAACTCCCTCGAATCCGCGCAAGCGATCATTTACGCGATCCCGAAGCCGGTGAATTGGTTCCGCCAGAAATTCCCGATTCGTGGATGGAAGGTAAGGCCCGACGCTTTACTTTCGAGATTCACGCGGCCGACGTCTCCGCCGAACCATCTCCCTCCCGGACTATGGGACATGCTCTCGCCAGGCATGAAGCGCGTGATGGCCGATTCGCCAGCGATTCAAGACAGCGTCTTTCCGATGGCGATGTACCGCGAGTTTTGGTTCGACGATGCTCAGTACAACCAGTCCAATCGCAACGTGGTGATGGGCGATCCTCGTTCGAACTGGTTCTACACCGTCAAGCCGGGAGAGAAGCTCTACCCTCGCGGGCGCCTGATTGTGATGGGCGGCGAAGAGGTTATGCACGACGGCCCGAATCCGTACTGGCATGGTCGGCCGCCGTTCGCGGCGCTTCGGTTGAATGTTGTGCCGTGGCAGTTCCACGGACTCAGTGAACTGGCTCCGCTTATTCCATTACAGGACATCATCAACAATATCCTCGCTGGCGTCCTGGACATGGTGAAGAAGGCAGTAAACCCGCCATTTATCTCGCAGAAAGGCGCGTTCAGTGACGCCGCTTGGAATGCGATGGACTGGGGGCTGCCGGGCGCCAAGGCGCAGTATTCGATGAACGTTTCACATGCGCCACAGTGGGGGCCGACGCCAAACCTTCCGGCCTTCGTCATGGTGCTGGCGCAGTCGATCGCGCGCGAGATGGATTCGTCCTCTGGTATCGCCACTGTTGCAGAGGCTGTGCGCAAGAAGCAGGTGCCGGCAGCCGATACGCTCGAATCGATGAAGCAGTCGCAGCAGACGCCGTTGCGATTGAAGGGCCGCAACATCGAATCTTTCCTGCGCCGTGTCGGCCAGATGAACGTGCCGAACATATTCCAGTTTTACGATGCCCGTCGACGGATGTTCATGCTCGGCAAGGATGGCATCACGTTCGAGGACCTCGACTGGGATCCCGGCAGCATGATTCCCGCGGGCGCGCGGCCTGAGGATCACGTCCGCAACTTCGCGTTCATGATCCATCCGGGATCGCTGCTCAACATCAACCAGGTGGAGCGCAATATGCTGTTGCTGAAGCTGCGCTCGATGCACGACCTCGATCGCAAGAATCTTTACAAGCAGCTCGATCTTGGCATCGATCCATCGGTGGTGGCGAAGAATCTGCAGGAAGAAAACTCGCAGCAATTGGCGCAAGCGCTGGCTGCGCGCATGGCTGCTGGCGGAGCAGGAGGAGGGCCGGTTGGCTAACGAGTCCAATACTCGGACTGAGCCTGTTTACTTCGTGGCGACGAATCAGCCTCCTGCGCAGATGATCGAGATCAGCGCTGCGCTGTTTCGTGCGCTCGAGAGATTTCTCGGAGACCCCACAAAGCCGAGCGGCAAGATCGAAATCGACTGCCGCAACGGAGGAGTGGCTGGGGTGCGAGGCACAGAGGTTTTCAAGTAAAGTTCTGCCGGAGAGCGGTACCGGCGAAAATCCAGTAGGCGGGTAAGCGGTCCCGTTAATGAGTGTGAGATGAGTGTACGCGCGAAGTTCTTTTGCCGGGCCAAGGAAGAATTTGCTGATCCCAAAGGCTGCGGCACCGTAAAGCTGGTTCCAGTCACGTCTGGTTCCGAAGAAAACAAGACTTTTTACAAGTGGACGCCATCCGGAGAAATAACCCTGATGACGATCAACGAAGCTGCTTTTGCTGGGTTCCAGCTCGGCAAGCAGTATTACGTCGACTTCACTGAGGCTCCGGAATAGGAGTCATCTCGGGGCGTGGCTCAAAATAGTAGTTGACATG